TTGTCCTGAAGCAGCTGTAGCGTTCCAGCGCCGTAGTACGAGATACCACGAAAGATTGCTGTCATCTGCTGGATGACGTTATAGACCTCGTCCCTGCTGTTAATTAGCAGGTTGAGACTAAAACGTGGCTCTTGGCCGCCTTTACCGTCGTCAACCAGTTCGTTGCAATACTGAGAAATTGCAAAAAAGTCATACTTATCAAGGGACGATTCTGGAACACCCGCGCCATAACGCTCGCTAGTCAGCAGGTCGTATAAACACCAAGCCGGATCATTTGTCCAAACCGTTCCCCCTGGTGCTCCCGGGTCACTACTAAGCTGACCGTCCCAAATCCCGCTGTATGTAATTCTTCCAGGTATTCCACCTGAAATCGTTTCAGTTGCGCCAGTTGATACAACAAGCCTTTCGGTTTCGCTTTTATCTACTTTTGCGTTGGTTGGCACGCCAATTTTAATGCCGCGAATTAGATATTTACGGCTTGGAATGTTGTTGAACTGGCGTGAGTCAAACCGTAGGCCGACCAGCGCTGCGTTGGGGTAGCTGAATTTTTCGTCAATTATTTCGGTGAAACTTCCAAAAATTGTCGTGCTTGCTCGAAATGAATCTGATCCGCGATTGCTGCTAGTTTCATCTTCACTAACACGCACCAAGCGTACATCAACGGGATGGCTGCCGGTAAGATCAATTAAATAGTCACGCTGATAACGGCTGCTGCTTTTGCCGCTAATTGTGTCACTAATAACGTCAGTAAAACCACCGCTATTGTATTGAACTTGAATTTTTATGCTGACCGAATGACCTTCAATGTCTCCATCGTCTTCTATCCTTTGAAGCTGCGGAATAGTTAGCGTGACACGTACGCGATCAACGTCCGTGTCTGTGATGGTGCGAGTGACTGGCGTGTCTTTTGCAACTGTGACACCAACCCCTGTTTCACGCTCTACCGCGTTAAAAGGTCCAGGGATATAAGCCTGACCCTGCGTTCCAACACGGGGAACAACCTTGAAACCCTCGAAATTACTAGTGCCGTCCGCGTTCTCAATAGGCGTATTGTCCAGAAAAATACTTTTATTGCCGCTTTCTAAGCCTTCAATTTCCCCTTCGGAAAGCAAGTCAAGAACGTTGCCAAACTGTACCGACTGAAGAGTGTCATCTTGCTCAGTAGGCGTTCGGGCGCTGCTTCCACCGCCACCTTTGCCGCCGCCACCGCCAGCACCTTGGACGTATTTAGTTTGTGTCATGCCTGTACCTGGTCAACATCAAGGCCGCTCGACAGCACAGCCGATCCAACGAAAACACGCCCGTACGCGATCGGTACGGGCAAGCCTTGTCGGGATGTGTTTACAACGTTGGAAATGCTGAAAGACTCAAGCTGTGCAGCCTCTCGGCCATTCTCCAAGCTTGTAGGCTCCGGCTGCGGTGAAAGTGCTTGAGCAACACCGCCAAGCACTAAAGAAAGACCAATACTGCCTGCAGCTGCTGCTAAACCAGCACCAAAAGTTGCAGCGCCTCCAGCTGACGCGAGAAAGCTAGTCCCAGCGATACCAGCCCCTGGGACAGCAAGAGAGACAGCAATCAACGCAGCACCAATCAAAATTGCACCAGTGCCTCGCCCCGCACCAGTGACAACAGGCGTAATGCTGAACACCTCCTTATCGCTAAAAGGCATCAACAAAGGCGCAATATTTTCCTCTGTAGCTTTCTCTTTGCTGACCGCAACGCGATAGCCGACGCCATCTTTTTCGCTATCAATCAACCACTTGTCTAGCCCTGGAAAGTTGACGCACAACGCCTTGATCGCCTGCGCTGGCGTCGCTACGTCAAACTCAAACCGGCATTGGCCTAACCGTTTGCGTAAAGCGCCATAGACCTTAACGACCTTCATGCCTCAAGGCGCAAGCTGTGCTCTTTGCATAGTAACTGGTGCCAAGGGTGTAAACATCCCTGCTCGACAGCCTTCCTTGAACATGATGCAAGACCCGACAGTCGCCCAAGTAGATCGCCGCATGGTTTGGTACGGGTGACACCAGATTCATCAAAATCAAATCACCTGGCTGCACCTGCTCAACTGGGATCTTGTGAAACCCTTCCCGGCTGAAGTTTTCAACATACAAGTTTTCACCGTGATCCCACCACTGATCACGTCGTTGGTAATCCCGCAACTGAATGCCGTACTCTCGTGCGTACCAGTCCCGCACCAACGTGTAGCAGTCCACAACACCGTGGACAAACTCACGCCCCACATACGGCAGCTCAAAGCCCTCAGGCTCGCAGTAACCCCAACCTTCAGTGTTTGGGTTGACGATAAACCACGGCAGCTCTGACTTTTCACACGCAACACGATCAGCCGGCGATGGTGCCGGATTGGTTTTTGGGTGACTGTGGACGATGGCAACGATTTCACCCTTGTCCTCCACTTCGTTCCAGCCATTCAGCACAAAGTGCTCGTCAGGCGTTTCCGCGATGTTTTGGCACGGAAAATAACGCCGACGACCTTTGACCACAGCGACCAACCCACAACACTCTTTTGGGTACTCATCCTTAGCGTGCTGCAAAATTTCAGCCTCAATGGCTGCTGGCAAACGCATCACTTAGTAAGCCCCGCTCCAGGGAATGAGCCGAACGGCAGCTCATTGTTCTCGCCAAACCGCAACTTGCAGCTGGCTACTCGCTTTCCGCAAACGTCCTCAGCTTCCGTTGTGACACTGTTGCCGTTGACGTCAAAGTAATTAGTGCCGGCATAGCTGCATTCACTGCTGCGGTACTTCCACTGGCACACGTTGGCGATTAACTGTCGTTTTGGAATGGACTGGCCAGCTAGATCGAATTTGCTGGCTAGCTCAAAAGACACAACATCCCGTGTCTCACTTGCTTTGCGATCAATAAACCACCGCTCTTGCGGAAACTGAACATTAGGGTCAGCTGCGCTTTCTCCGTCAAGGTATTTTTTCAACGTTCGGATCCGGCGTACCTCCGCTCCACCAAGGTCATTGCCTTTAGTGGTTTGGTTTACAACCAGCAAGATCGCTGTGATTTCACTGCCTAGGTTGCTCACCGTCAACGTAGGTCGCGGCAACGTACCAGTATTCGTGTACTCAAATCCATCCGCTTTGACCGGTATCCGCTCATAGGTTTGACCACCAAACACGATGTTGCCCGTCACATCAGCATTGGTGCCTGCGTGCCAGCGATAAATGTCGTTGCTGCCGTGAAGCGCTGAGTCCAGCCTCAACTCAAATAGCTCAATGATTGCGCTTGGATTTATCTTGGCTAGCTCTTCAAATGCAGAAGCAATACCTGTCCATACACAGGTTCCGTCTGTAATGGTATCGCCAACGTTGTTAGGCCAGCTTGGCTCTGCACTGGCTGAGTTGCCAGCTGTCGTGCATCGAAAAAACAAGCCAGACGGCTGTTGGTCGCTGGGACGTCTGATGTCGCCAACTGAAAATGCAGTGCTACCAGACCAAACTGCTACTGCCATTACGGTTCAAAGACTTGACGGAAGGTTGCTTGGATCGTGGCACGATCATTGAACGGAATCGATTTACTCCATTCTTCACAGACAAACTTAGATGCGCTTGCCTCGCCAGGTGCTGTATAGGTAAACGAATCTGCATCAGCAGCGCGTGCATCCAAGAACGCTTCAATCGTGTCCGATTCAGACTCAGACACATTAAAGGTCAAGTTGAAAATCTTGGGATTTTGATTCAAGCCATAGCTCAACCGTTTTTCAAATCCATCTCCGAAACGCACTGTTCTAGTGACTGGTGCGCTGGATTTGGTTAGCCCTGGTGCGGGGTCAAAATCAGGGAAATCAGCCATTAGCTAGCAAGCAATCCTCCAGGGCGTTTTTGCTTGATCAGTTCTTGTTGTACCGCAACACCGATAGCCTTGCCGAGTTGCCCAGCCTGGTCAGCGCTACCTTCAACAGACGATCCAGAAGCATTAACAGCCACGTTTACAGTAGCGCCGCCCATTGCGTGGTTTGGAACGACTGTTCCGCTGGATCGCGGTACAAACAGCTCCGGCCCTCTTTCGCCAACGATGTAAGGGCTGTTGCCCTTAACAGGACCACCATCTGCCCTAAACAGTGGACCAAGCAAGCC